CCGGGCCTGGCTGGCCAAAACCCCGATTATCGGGGCGTGAAGATAGTAACGGGGCGGGGCGGTGCGTCACTCCTGGGTCATCATCCAGAGGGCGAATATGTATGATGCGAAAACATCATGTTCGAATTCGCCAGATGCAACCGCTACGACAACTTCCTCAAGTTGCGGAGTTTTAGGAATCGGGTAGCCTTCACGCTCAAGGTAGGCAAGCGCGCATGTCAGTCCGGTGCGCTTGTTCCCATCATTGAAGACATGGCCTCGCGCGATCGCCACCGTATACATCGCGGCAATGCCGAAAATATCGTTGATTCCGTTGTAGATAGCGTGGTTTTCTACCCGCGCGAGAGCTGCCTCGACGCCACCACGACCAGCCCCAGCGAACCCCGGAAGGCCGCCGAGCTCCTCTAGAATTTCATCATGCGTCTCGATGACGTATTCGATGTCGAGCAATCAGCGATCCTTCAGGGCAACCAGCACCTCACGGTGCTCGGCGATCACTTTGCGGATCGAGCGCAGCACCTCCTCCCGCTCGGCCGGCGTGGACATATTCACCGATGCCTTCGGTTGGATGATCAGGCGCGGCTTCAGCTTCACGCCGTACAGTTCGGTGATCTTCTTGCGTTCCATGGTGGTACCTCCTTGAGGCCATTCTAAACGGTGGCGATACCCTATTGAAAGCGCCCTCTTTCTAAGGCTACACTACTGTACATATATACAGTATCGGGTCGGGATGATGAGGGTGGCCGATGAAAGAAGAAGCGAAGACGCGCCTGCGGTGCAGGCCAGGGGACTTGGCGAAGATCGTCTACTCGCGTACGCCGAGTCTGAAGGGGAAAAGAGTTGTTGTGAGGGATTGGTGCCAAAGATACGGCCGGTGGGAAGTCCAATTGCTGGACGGGCCGCATCTTGGTCTTAGCATCAAAGACGGGCACCCGATGCTATCGAGCCGATGCTATTTTCAGGATTCTTCACTGGAGCCGATTTATCCCCACCGTATAAACGAGGGCGAGGAGACGGCATCAGTCAGTCTCCGATAAGCCCGTCTGGCGGCGGCTTCGTATTTGCTAATGCGACCTTGCCGGTGAGCATCGTCTCGATCAGTTGTTCGATCGCGGCTCGTTGGTCATCGCGAAGCATCCCCCATCCCTTGGGGGGTTCGATTCGTGAATTAGCGGGCACCGAATCACCAGAGGTAGCGTTGGATCCTCCCCATCCTTGCTCGGACATCCACCCAGGAAATTTCGCATCCAGAAGCTCGGCGGTATCTTCCCCGATTCGCTTCCTTCCATCCTTTCCTGGAGGGTATAGGGCTCGAGAGATGTAGTTCGGCTCCTTGCCGATTTCACGTGCAATGTGCGCAGCGCCGCCCCTGCCCAGTTGATCCTTGAGCCGCACCAAGGCGCGCCATCTCTGCTCGAATTTGTCCATGAGCGCATTCCATCGACTATTTACCCCAGAGTAAATAACCTCCGGGTATTGCTTTTATGCTTACCCATGGGTAATCTATGCTCATGGACAAGCTCAAATCCCTGCTCCGCCAGATGACCCGCGAGGAACAAGCTCAGTTTTGTTTCGCGTGCGGGACGACTCTTGGCTACATGCGAAAGGCGCTCAGCGTTGGCGCGATCTTCGGACCCGCTCTTTGCGTTTCCATCGAGCGGGAATCGAAGGGGCTCGTTACGCGTCGCGATCTCCATCCCGACGACTGGCAAGACATCTGGCCTGAGCTCGTCGACCAACCTATGCAGGTGCTTGCATGAAGATCACCGTTTCGAAATGGGTCTGCAATTTCTGCAACCGAACCGAGGATGAGGTCGCCGACATCGTCGTGACGCCGTCCGAAGCGGCGATCTGCGACGAATGCGTTGCGACCTGTACCGAGATCATTGCCGAGGCGAAGAAGCCTCCCGACGTCAAGGTCAGGGTGACGATCAGCAACGCCGGACAGCCGGTCGCCGAGTCCGCCAGGGAAGACGCCGGCCTTATTCCTCGATCAACGATCGAAGCCGAGCTGCGTGCTGGCCGAGTAGGTCCAAGTACACGTCGGGATTCTCGGTAGCGATTCCGAGTTCCTGCCACTGGCTGATTTGAGTGGTCAGTCGCTCGCAAAGCGTTGTTCGAACATCCGCTGGCTGCATACGGATGAAAAGGGAAAAGGCAACGCGCAGGACGGCTAGTTCCGCCTCCTGATCGAGCAGAGCTTGCCCATATTCGTTCGGTTTTTTGTCGGTCATGCGAACCCCGTTGTAAGTGGGTTGAGGAAGTAGAGAGCTTCAATTCTCGCATAGCGGTGGTTCGCATCTTTTCAAGTCGCGGTTGACGTTTACCGCATCGTATTTGTGCCCCGCAGCAACGGCACTCAACAGTTTTTGCTAGAGGTTGCCAGTCATGGCTAAACCGAATATCGAAAAGGCTCTCCGGGATGTCCTGAACGGACCGGACCGGAAGCGCGCAGCCGAAGCACTCGGCTGGGATCCGTCGGAAGTCAGTCGTTTTCTGAACGGCCAGCGCGGCGTGATGATCGGCGAAATCGACAGGGCGATCGACGTCGCCGGCTACGCGCTGGTGAGCCGGCCGTACCTCGACGCCATCGCAACGCTCTGCAAGGTCGGTGCTGCGTGCGAGTGCGCACGGCAGGGCGCCGGCGAGTGCGGCCTTCGCTGATCGAGATCACCGTGTCCGCAATCCCGTATCCGTCCGATACCAGGGCGAAGGGCTGGCGTTTCGAGCTCGACTATGAGCGCATCCGCCAGTCCGACACCTGGGCTCTTGCTGCGCCCGAAATCCGCCCGTGGCTGCTCATGCTCTGGATGACCGCATGGGAACAGACGCCGTGCGGCAGCCTGCCCGACGATGATGAACTGATCGCCGCGCGCATCGGGATGGATCTCGAGCAATTTCAATCGGCGAAGAAGCGCCTCATGCGTGGCTGGTGGGTCGCCGAAGACGGCCGCCTGTACCACAACACGATGGTCGAACGCGTGCTCGAAATGCTGGAGACGCGCGACAAAGAACGTGCGCGTAAAGCAGGCCAGCGCGAACGAAAGAAGACCGCCGATCCTTCCGGCGATGTCCCGGATTTGTCCCATGGGACAGGCGGAGGACAACCGCAGGACTCCACCCGGAGTCACGACACCGGAACCGGAACCGGAACCGGAAGTAAACCTAAAACCGAAGGTACTAACGACGGCGTACGCACAGCTTCGCGTGCGAGCACGTGCGAAGGCGCGCTGTCCGCCGCCGAGATTTCGACATCGCTCCGGGAGTGGGAGCGGGAGCGTGGCAAGGCCGTGCGCAACCTCACGCCGAGCCAGCAGCAGGTGATCGACCTCGCAGGCATGAGCGTCACGCCTGCCGAACTGCGCAAGGCATACGACCTCGCCGTCGAGGATCGCGACAACGACAACGACCCCGGACCGATCAATGCCAGCTTTGTCCGCACGAAGATCGAGCGGGTGCGCCGGCCGCCGCGCGCATCACCGCTCCCGAGCTGGAGTCAAGAGAACGCCAAAACGATCGCGGATTTCACCGGAAGGAATCGAAGCCATGAACCAGATGACCGAACCATCGACATTTAAGCGCCCGGACTGGCCGCTTGACGCGCTCCCGCAGCACTGGGTCGAGGCGCTGTTTTCGAAGATGGCCGCGTTCTACGGCTCGCGCTTCGCGTCGATGTGGAACGGCGTGAACGTGGTCGAGGCGCATAGGGCATGGGCGATCGAGCTCGGCAAGCTATCGCGCGACCAGCTCAAGGCGGGGAGCGACAACCTGACCGCTCTGCCGAAGCCGCCGACGCTGCCCGAGTTTGTGGCGCTCTGCCGGCAGGCTCGCAGCGAGCAGGCGGCATCGACGGCGCCGCGGCTCGCTGACGAGCGCCCGGCTGACCGCGCGACCGTCGAGGCGAACCTCGGTGCGATCCGGCGCGTGCAAGAGCGGGTCATGCGCCGCGAGCCGACGGCGGAATGGGCGTTCAAGCTGCTGATGCGCGGCAAGTCGGCCAGCGGGGCGGCGCTCCCGTCGGAGGTGGTGCGCTGCGCGCGGGATGCGATCGTGTCATCGGCCGGATTCAAGGTCATCGGCGCATGCCAGTCGCCCGAGCTGCGGCGCGAATATCAGACGATCCGAGCTGCGGCGCTGGGTGCGTTGACGAATGAGGCGGCAGCATGAGGGATTTCATTCCAAAAGAATCTTGTCCTGTCGCAAGCGGCGATTGTTTTTACGAAGGCCGATGCCTTCGCGCTTGCGGCAAGAGGGTCAGTCAGATCGGATGGAAATGTCCCGTGTGCGGAAAGGGGAATGCCCCGGCCGCGAAGACATGTGGAAACCCGATTTGCGGCATGGATCTCAGAAAGGGGGCGACTGCATGACCGCCGCGCTCTACCGCGAATTCACCCTGCGCGACGGCGGCATCTGGACGCATGTCGTCGCATTCATTCGGGCCAATGCTCAGGCATTCGCCGAGCGCGGCGAGCCGCTGCGCATCATTGTGACGGCCGAGGAAAAGCAGCGGAACGCGGCTCAGAATCGGAAGCTGCACGCAATGCTTTCCGAAATCGCCGATAACGCATGGTGGAACGGCCAGCAATACCCGATGGAGTTCTGGAAGGAATACTACCGCCGTCGCTTTTTGTTGAAGGATGAATACACGACACCGGATGGGGAAATCATCCAGGTGTACTGGTCGACGGCCGAATTGTCGGTGGGCGCGTTCTCCGAATTGATCCAAAAAATCTACGTGGAGGCTGCTAGTGATTTCGGCATTGAATGGCAATTCTGAGGAATGGCGTCCCGTTTATCGCTGGAACGGGAAATATGAGATTTCATCGCTTGGAGAGGTAAGGAATGCTTCGACAAAGCGGAAATTGAAAGCAACAGAAAACAATCGAGGCGGCTACCTGCAAGTTTTTGTATGGGTGGATGGAAAGACCGTTGGTGCGAACGTGCATCGGTTGGTCGCCGAAGCGTTTTTGTCGAACTGCGATGAACTTCCATGCGTGAATCACAAAAATGGGAATCGGCTCGACCCCCGCGTAGAAAATCTCGAATGGTGTACCCATCAGCAAAACACGAAACACGCCATCGACATTCTTCGACTCGGCTTTGCCTCCAATCTGAAGACGGGAAAGGGGGAGGAGTCTGGTGCCCATCGACTTACTGAGGGGGAAGTAAGGTCGATCAAGAGATTGCTCGAAAAAGGTATGAAGCAGGCTGAAATTGCGGCTCGATTCAATACATGCGTGACGAATATCAGCAGCATCAAGCGCGGATTGACATGGAATCATGTGAATTGATGCGCGCGACGCTCAAGCCGAAGAAGTGCCGCGAGTGCGGCGTCGTCTTCACGCCCGCGCGTTCGATGCAGAAGGTCTGCTCGCCGGTCTGCGCTATCGCGCTGACTGAGAAGGAGAAGGTGCGCAAGGCTGCTCGCGTGCAGCGCGCGGAGCGCAAGTCGCTGCGGGAAGCGCTGGAGAAGGCGAAGACGCGCGGCACGCATCTGCGGGAGCTGCAGGCGGTATTCAACCGATGGATCCGCGCGCGCGACGCCGGGCTGCCTTGCATCTCGTGCGGCCGATTCCATCAAGGCCAGTGGCACGCCGGCCACTATCGCTCTGTCGGATCTGAGCCGGCGCTTCGGTTCGAGCCGGACAACGTGCACCTGCAGTGCGCGCCATGCAACACGCACCTTTCGGGGAACCTCATTCCGTACCGCAGCAACCTGATCAAGAAAATCGGCGCCGCGCGCGTCGAGTGGCTGGAAGGCCCACACGTACCGAAGAAGCTCACCGTTCAGGAGATTCAAGAAATGAAAGCCTATTACCGTGCCGAGGTTCGGAGAATGAAGCGGGAGGCGGCATGAGCGACAACATCGAATTCAAGTCAGCATTCGACGCAGTGCGCTTTGCGCTCTGCTACTCGTCGCAACAGTACGGCGAGACGATCATGGCGAAGCGCATGCGCGGTGAGATTGGCGGCGATGGGATGGGGCTGATCGGGCTCGTCGGCGCGGGTCAGGCGGGCATGATCCGGCGCGAGCTGGAAACGCTGCCCGAGCTGCATCTGTCGGTGATCGTCGCGCGCGCCGCGCCACATGTTCTGCCGTGCTCCTGCGGCTCGTCATGCTGCAGCGGAAGTATGCCGAATCTCGAATGGCAGGCGGCTATCGGCTGGCTAACGCGCGCATCCGCCGCCTACTGCTCGGGCTTTTCGCACTACCGCGTACGCCGCGCGATCATCGAGCGGTTGTTCGGCGTGAAGTGTGATTTGTCGGAGATCGCCGACGAATGCGAGGCGCATCGGAACACCGTGAGCAAGCAGAACGCGGCCGTGCGGCTCTGGATCGAGGGCGATCGGAAGGGGGAATCCGTGGGCGTCGCGGAGGTTGCATGGCGCGAGATCGATAGGAAGCTGAACGAGATTGGATTGTTGAAGGAGAGCGAAACCACTTGACGATGTGCATTTCATGCACAATAATCATCGATATTCGATACACGTGATAAATGCGTCCAAAGCCCGCTGAGCCAAAAGCCAGCGGGCTTTTTCGTTTCCTCGATGTCTCCACCGCACTCCCCAGTGCGATTCGCCCGCTTCGAGCGGGCTTTTTCTTTTCTGCGGCAGTGGAGTGCAAGCATGCCTTTCAGAATCCTCGAATCCCGCATGTACCGCGATCCGATGCTGGTGCTGGAGGCAAAGCAGGAGGCTGAAGCGCGCACGAAGCGCCGCCGCGCCGAGCGGCCGGAGATGAGCGATGCGCGCCGAGCCGCCGAAGCGTTGTTCGACATCCCGCCGCGGCCCATTCCGGTGCCGTGATACCCGCTCGCCGCGCAATGCGGATGGCAGCCGGGAATAGACCGGCGAGAATTTTTCAGGTGAAACGACATGGCCGAATGGGATTGGCAGCAAATCGAATCCGAGTATCGGGCGATCCTTTCGGGTGAGCCCATCCATGGCGTCGAACGTGACATCGTCGCGCTTTTCCGGGAGTCGGTCGCCGTTTCGAAATTCGAGGATCGAATCCCGATGACGGAGCACGACACCGTCGTCTACGAAATGCCGCTGAAGTTCGGCCGCGCCGACATCGTCGTCTTCCATTTCGATGGATCGTCGAGTGTCATCGAGGTGAAGGATGGCACGAAGGGGTACAACCATGTCGTGTCGGGAATCGGTCAGGCAGCACTCTATGCATCGCAACTCGCGATGACCAAAGGGGCATTGAGGGCGGTTCGGAAATGTCTGTTGTGGACCTCCACCGGGCAGCTGACTCTCGATGCCGTCATCGAAGACGCGTGCGAACAGGCGGGTGTTGTCGCGCTTCCTTGGCAATCAATGGCGTCGCTCATGGCTACGCGAGAGGCGGTCAGGAGAGTGGTAATGCGTACCCGCGGCGGTTGAAAAAATATCAAAGGAAATCAAATGGCAAAAGGTGGAAAAAGGCCCGGAGCTGGCCGCCCACCTGGCCGGCCTAACAAGGTGACGGCGGACATCAAGGCGTTGGCCCAGGTGCATGCCGAAAGCGCAATTCGTGAGCTCGCAACGATCTTGACAACATCGGAAAACGACCAGGCGCGTATTTCGGCCGCGAAAGAATTGCTGGATCGCGGATTCGGAAAAGCGACTCAGCACGCGGAAATCACGGGCAAGGACGGCGGCCCGGTGCAGTCGATCTCCACCGTGACGAACGATCCGATCGAAGCCGCGAAGCTGTACGCGCAGTTGATGAACCCATAGCATGCCCATCCCGTTCCCGTTCGACTTCCGCGCACCGGATTACGTGCAGGTGTTCGAATGGCGGGCGGAGCGGTTGAATCGCGTCCGCGCGAACCCTGGCGTGCTGCCGGCGTTGCGCACGTTCTACCGTGACAATCCGGCCCAGTTCATCATCGACTGGGGCATGACGTTCGATCCCCGCAACGTCGAGCGCGGGCTGCCAGCGACGATCCCGTTCCTGCTGTTCCCGAAGCAGGAGGAATGGTGCCAGTGGTTCATGGAGCGCTGGAAATCGCAGGAGCCAGGCATTACCGAGAAGACCCGCGACATGGGCATGTCGTGGTTGACGGTGGGGCTGGCCGACACGATCTGCCTGTTCCATGAGGGCGTCGCGGCTGGCTTCGGCTCGCGCAAGGAAGAATACGTCGACAAGATCGGCTCGCCCAAGAGCCTGTTCTGGAAGGCGCGCGAGTTTCTGCGGCTGCTGCCCGCCGAGTTCCGCGGTTCATGGGATGTCGGCACGCACGCGCCGCACATGCGGATCATCTTCCCGGACACCGGGTCGGTGATCACCGGCGAGTCGGGCGACGGTATCGGCCGCGGCGACCGCGCCAGCTTCTACATCGTCGACGAGTCGGCGTTCCTCGAGCGGCCGCAACTGGTCGATGCGTCGCTGTCGGCGACGACGAACTGCCGGCAGGACATCTCGACGCCGAACGGAATGGGGAACTCATTCGCCCAGCGCCGACACAGCGGCAAGGTGAAGGTCTTCACGTTCCACTGGCGCGATGACCCGCGCAAGGACGACGCCTGGTACGCGAAGCAGTGTGCCGAGCTCGACCCCGTGGTCGTTGCCCAGGAAATCGACATCAACTACGCGGCGTCCGTCGAGGGCGTTGTGATCCCGTCCTCATGGGTGCAGGCGGCGATCGGCGCGCACGTGAAGCTCGGCATCGAGCCGAGCGGCGTGCGGCGCGGCGGCCTTGACGTTGCCGACGAGGGTAAGGACAAAAACGCGTTCGCGGGCCGCTACGGCTTCCTGCTGAACTTCCTGCGCTCATGGTCGGGCAAGGGCGGCGACATCTACGACACGGTCGAGAAGACGTTCGGAATCTGCGATGAGCTCGGCTACGAGTCCTTCGACTACGACGCCGACGGTCTCGGCGCCGGTGTGCGCGGCGACGCGCGCGTGATCAACGAGCATCGCCTCGCGATTGGCAAGCGGCCGATCAACGACGAGCCATTCCGCGGCTCTGGCCCGGTGCATGACCCGGATGGCGAGATGGTGCAGGAGCGCAAGAACAAGGATTACTTCGCCAACCTCAAGGCGCAATCCTGGTGGGCGCTGCGGCTGCGCTTCCAGGCGACGTACCGCGCGGTCGTCGAGGGGAAGCCATACGACCCGGACGACATCATCTCGATCGACCCATCGCTGGACGAGCTGTCCGCGCTGACGATGGAGCTCGCGCAGCCGACCTATACGGTGAACGGCGTCGGGAAGATCGTCATCGACAAGGCGCCCGACGGCACGAAATCGCCAAACCTGGCTGACGCGGTGATGATCGCGTACCAGCCGGCCGGGCAGGCTCTGGACATCTGGACAAGGTTGGCAGGATGAATCGAAAGCAACGCAAGGCCGAGCAGCGGCAATACCGCGCCATGGCCTCGGATTCCGCCAACGCGAAACGGTGGATGACGCCGGACAGCTTCCAGAACTTCGAAGCGCGTGTCGGTCTCGGCACGCCGAATCAGGCATCCGCCTACCAGTATGGGTTCGACTTCATCTCGCGCAACCGCGTGCAGATGGAGGCGATGTACCGGTCGTCATGGATCGTCGGCCAGGCTGTCGACGTCGTCGCCGAAGACATGACCCGTATGGGCGTCGAGATCGGCTCAGACATCGCGCCCGAGGACAAGGACAAGCTGAACCAGGAATTCGAGAACCTCGCGATCTGGGACAGCCTGTGCGACACGATCAAGTGGGCTCGGCTGTACGGCGGGGCGATCGCGGTGATGATGATCGACGGCCAGGACGCGTCGAAGCCGCTGCGGCTCGACACGATCGCGGAGGGGCAGTTCAAGGGTCTCTGCGTGCTTGACCGCTGGCTCGTGCAGCCGACGCTGAACGACCTCGTCACCGAGCCGGGCCCGGACCTCGGTATGCCGAAGTTCTACGACGTCGTCGCCGACTCGATGGCGCTGCCGCGCCAGCGAATCCACTACAGCCGTGTGCTGCGCTTCGACGGCGTCACGCTGCCGTACTGGCAGAAGATCGCCGAGAACCTGTGGGGCCAGTCCGTCATCGAGCGGCTGATCGACCGGCTCGTCGCGTTCGATAGCACGACGATGGGCGCTGCGCAGCTCGTGTTCAAGGCGCACCTTCGCACGATGAAGGTGAAGGACCTGCGCAAGATCATTGCGATGGGCGGCCCGGCGCTCGAGGCGCTCCTGAAGAACGTCGACTTCATCCGTCGGTTCCAGTCCAACGAAGGGCTGTCGCTGATCGACGCGGACGACGAGATGCAGATCGACCAGTACGGTTTTACCGGGCTGGACGCCGTCCTGCTGCAGTTCGCGCAACAGCTCGCGGGCGCGCTGCAGATCCCGCTCGTGCGTCTGCTCGGACAGTCGCCGGCCGGCCTGAACGCCACCGGCGAATCTGACCTGCGCACGTACTACGACAACATCAAGCAGCAGCAGGAGCGCCGGCTGCGCCGCCCGTTGAACGTGCTGTTCGAGGTGATGTTCCGCTCGATCCTCGGGAAAGCCCCTCCGAAGGGCTTCTCGTACGACTTCCGCGCGCTCTGGCAGATGACGGACGAGCAGAAGGCGACCACGGCGAACACGATCACCGATGCGGTGACGAAGGCAGTCGATGCAGGCCTGATGTCGCCGTCCGGCGGCATGAAGGAGCTGCGCGCGTCGGCGCATCGCACCGGCGTGTTCTCGTCGATCACCGACGAGGAAATCAAGCAGGCCGAGGACGATCCGCCGCCGGCGGCCGAGATGGAGCTTCCCACTGATGCTGATGACCCGAACGACGGACCGCAAGCGCAAACGCCGGAATCCGGTCAATCTCAACGGCCCGGAAAGGGTGTATCGAACGCATCTGCGAAAGATAGCCAAGCACGTCGAGGACTTGTTCGATGGCTTTCAGCTTGGCGATCTCGAGGCGATCCCGACAATCGAGCAGCTGCTTAGGCGGTACGCCGAGGCGCTTACGCTGTGGGCCGAGGCGACCGCCGCGCGGATGCTGGAAGACCTGAACCGGCGCGACGAGCAGGCGTGGATGCAGCAGGCGCAGGAGATGTCGCGCGCGCTGCGTGACGAGCTGCGGCGGGCGCCGACCGGCGAGACGATGCGCGCGCTGATGGCCGAGCAGGTGACGCTGATCAAGTCGATCCCACTCGACGCCGCAGAGCGCGTTCATCGGCTCACGATCGAGGCGCTCGAGGACAGCACGCGCGCGGCGTCAATTTCCAAAGCGATCCAGGAATCAGGCGCGGTGGCGAAGAGCCGTGCCGACCTGATTGCGCGCACGGAGGTATCGCGCGCGGCGACGTCACTGACCGAAGCTCGCGCGCTCGCCGTGGGCAGCACGCACTACATCTGGCGCACCAGCGGCGATAGCGACGTCCGGCCCGGACACCGCGCGATGGAGGGCAAGGTCTGCGCGTGGGCCGAGCCGCCCGAGGTCGACGAAAACGGCCGCGTCATGCGGTTCCACCCCGGACAGATTTGGAACTGTCGCTGTTGGGCCGAACCGATCATTTCCGAGGATTGACATGCGCTTCTTCACCATCCAGAAGCTCGGGCCGAAGCGTTCGCTCACGCCCGAGGGCTTCCTGCTGTGCGAGGACGTGCCCGTCGCGCGCACCGGCGACATGCTGTACGCCGAGGGCGAGGTTCCGATCGAGGCTGGCCCCGACGGCCTGATTCGCATCAGCCGCACGCCAGAAGAAGTATTCCGCGACGAGACGATGGCGAGCTGCCAGGGCAAGGACGTCACGCTCGACCATCCGGACGACTTCGTCCAGCCGTCGAACTACGCGGGACTGACGCAGGGCGTGATGCTCAACCCGCGCCGCAGCACGTCGGAGCCCGATCTGCTCGTCGCGGACCTGCTGATCAAGCACCCGGACACCATCGCTGCGGTGCAGGACGAGGAAATCGAAGAGGTCAGCCTCGGTTACGAGGCGGACTACGAACAGGTATCACCCGGCCGCGGGGTACAGCGGAACATCGTTGTCAACCACGTAGCCATCGTCCCTCGCGGCCGCTGCGGCCCGCGCTGCGCGATCGGCGATAAGGAACCCGAGATGAAGACGAAAGACAGCAAGCCCTCGCGCCGTCCGGCGTGGCTCGATCGCCTGATGACCGCCATGCGCGCGAAGGACGCCGACGGCGTCGAGGAAGCGCTGAAGGAAGGGCAGGAATCCATGGACGAAGAGTCCGAAGAGGAGCGTAAGAAGCGCGAGGCGGCCGAAGCCGGCAAGACCGGCGACAACGCGCTGATCCTGAAGACGTTGCGCTCGCTCGACCGCCGCATGGCGCGCATCGAAGCGCGCGACGCCGAGCGCGAAAGCGAAACCGAGGACGACGACGAGGAAGACGAGACGGACGAGACGACCGACACGGTCATCGAGGCCGAGCCGTCGCGCCGCGTTAGCGAAGAAGGAGTTGACCTGTACACCGGCGACTCCGCACGCCAGATCGCCGCGCGCGCCGAGATTCTCGCGCCGGGCGTGAAGCTGCCCACGCTCGACGGCCTGAAGACGAAGGATCGTGCGGTCGCGCTCTGCAAGTGCCAGCGCCGTGCGCTCGACCAAGCGTACGAAACCGACGCCGGCCGTGCCGCGATCGCGCCGTTCCTGGGCCGCCGCGCGCCCGACTTCGACACCCTGCCGGCGCAGGTGGTCGACGCGATCTTCACCGGCGCCGCAGAACTGATGCGCGCGAAGAACAACGCCGGCTCGTCGAGCGGCAAGGTCACCACGCGCGATTTCGGCAAGGCGAAGACGATCGCTGACATCAACGCACAGAACCGCAAGTTCTGGGCGGGCCAGTCCAACCAGTAAGGAGAATGCCTCATGGGCAACGCAATTCTGTATCGCATGCCGTCGGGCATTCCCGGCGACGTGACCCGGCCGTCGCAGTCGACGATCGAGCCGGTCCCCCTCGATCCGACCGCGCCGTTCTCGGCGTATGGCCTGTTCGGGAAGATCGCGAACGGCAAGTTCGTGCCGATTGGCGCGGGCGACGTCGCTGCGTCGGTCTATGGCCTGCTGGTGCGCCCGTACCCCACGCAGAGCTCGCAAGACCCGCTCGGCACATCGACGCCGCCGACCAAGGGCATCGGCGATGCGTTGCGCCGCGGCTATCAGACGGTGCAGTTGAACGCGGGCGTCGCGGCGCTGGACGGGCAGGTCTATGTGCGCGTCGCGGCGGCGGCAGCCGGCAAGCCGATCGGCGGCATCGAGGCGGCAGCCGACGGCACGAACACGATCGCCATCACGGGCGCGACGTTCATGTCGGCGGCTGACGCCGCCGGCAACGTCGAAATCGCATACAACATCTAAGGGAGCCGACATGACGACTCACAACAAGTCGTTGCTCGCCAGCGCGGCGGGCATCGCAATCGCCGGCGCACCGGCGATCATCCGCGCGCGCACGCGCGACGGCATGATGACCTTCGACGCGCGCACGATCGACAGCACCGGCGCGTTCCTGGTTGGCGAGCTCGAACGGCTCGACCAAGAGCTGCACATGCCGCTCGCGTCGGTCACCTGGTCGCGCGACATCGACCTCCGCGAGGACGTGTCGATCGCCGACGAGGTCTCGTCGTTCACGAACTCCATGTTCGCCGCTGCGGGCGGCCCGTCGCCGGCCGGCAAGTCGTGGGTCGGCAAGGACGCGAACGCGATCCAGAGCCTCGGCCTGGACATCGGCAAGACGCCGAATCCGCTGACGCTGTGGGGCATGCAGATTGGCTGGACGATCCCGGAACTCGAATCCGCGCAGAAGCTCGGCCGTCCGGTCGACCAGCAGAAATTCGAGGGCATGCAGCTCAAGCACAACATGGACGTCGACGAGCAGGTGTACATCGGCGACACCGTGATCGGCGTGACGGGCCTCGTGAACAGCACGGCCGTTACGAACGTCTCGAACGCGCAGACCGGCAGCTGGGCGACGGCGACGCCGGACCAGATGCTCGACGACGTGAACGAGCTGCTGAACAGCGCATGGGCGGCAGCCGGTTATGCGGTGTGTCCGGGCCGCCTGCTCCTCGATCCGAAGAGCTTCTCGCTGCTCGTGCAGCGCAAGGTCAGCGACGCCGGTAACATCAGCGTGCTGCGCTACCTGCAGGACAACAGCCTCGCGAACCAGCTGAACGGCCGGCCGCTCGAGATCTACCCGTCGAAGTGGCTCACGGGCCGCGGCGCCGCTGGCAAGAACCGCATGGTCGCATACACGAAGGACAAGGGCCGTGTGCGCTTCCCGCTGGTGCCGCTGCAGCGCACGCCGCTCGAGTATCGCGATCTGCGCCAGCTGGTGACGTATTTCGGCCGCCTCGGTGTGGTCGAAGTCGTCTATCCGGAAACGATCGCGTACCGGGACGGGGTGTAACATGCAGCTCATCAACGTGCTGAAGGCATTCACGGTGCGGCTCGTCCACGAGGGCGAGTCGATCGAGCGCCGCATCGTCGCTGGCGTGCAAGAGGTCGAAGATTACATCGCCGACCACTGGTACACGCAGGCGCACACCGGCCCGCTGCCGAGCGGCATCGCGGCCTCGCCGGCAAATCCGGAGGCTGACGGCCAATCGAAGGCAGCGGACGCGACGGACGTGGCGGCTGACGCTGCGCCTGCCAAGGCCAACAAAAAGTAAGGTGACCCGTGGACGCATCCCAGTTCAGACAGTCCTTCCCCGAGTTCAGCGATACGACGACGTACCCCGACTCGCTCGTCCAGTTCTGGATGACCGTGGCGGTATCGCTCGTCAACGCAGACCGGTGGGCCGAGCTGACTGATCTGGGAGTCGCGCTCGTCACCGCGCACCACCTAGCGCTCGCCGTGAAGGACCAGAAGATGGCCGCCGTCGGCGGCGTGCCGGGCCAGGTGAGCGGGCCGCAGTCGTCGAAGTCCGTCGACAAGGTGAGCGCGAGCTACGACACCGCGGCTGTCGCCATCAAGGACGGCGGCTTCTGGAACGCCACGATGTACGGCGTTCGCTATCTCAGCCTCGCTCAGATGATGGGCTCGGGCGGCATTCAGCTGTAACGCTGCTGCCGCCCATCGGGAGAATCCCATGGACGGCATGAAAATCGACCGCCTCGACGAGGTGTTGAAGTCGATCAGCGGGCTGGTGCAGAAGGAAGTGCTCGTCGGAGTGCCCGACAGCACCGCCGGCCGCAAGGACGAGGGCGAGCCGCTCAGCAACGCCGAGATCGGCTACATCCTCGAGCACGGCTCCCCCGCGAACAACATCCCCGAGCGCCCGCACCTTGTGCCCGGCGTGCAGGATGCGCGGCCTAAGTTCGAGCCGCAGCTCCAAAAGGGCGTCGAAGCGGCGCTCGACGGCGATCTCGAAAAGGTCAACCGCAGCTTGAATCGCGCCGGCCTTGCCGCGCAGAACTCGGTGCGCGCGAAGATCAACAGCAACATCCCCCCCAAGCTCGCGGACTCGACGCTGGCCGCGCGCCGGCGCCGCGGCGTAACGCGTGAGAACACGTTGGTCGACACTGGTCAATATCGAAATGCGATCACGTACGTGATCCGCAAGAAGGGGTAGCGCATGGCTTTCCTCGACGTTACCGAAGTCCTGCTCGACCCGGATTTCATGGACACCGGCCTGCTCTGCAATCGCATGACGCAGACGGTCGATGACCATGGCCGCGCGCAAAACACCGCAGCATCGACGCCGTTCGCCGCCGTCGTGACGAGCGACAAGGGCGACATCCTGCACCGCAACGCGGACGGCAGCCGAATCATCGGCTCGATCACGCTGCATACGATGTTCCGACTGGTGGATGGCAGCGCGGGCTACGACGCCGACGAGGTTGAGTGGTCGGGCCGCACGTACACGGTCGTCAACGTGAACGACTACTCGCACTTCGGTCGCGGCTTCGTCTGCGCGACGTGCGATCTGAAGCCTCTCTCGGGATGACCCCATGAATGACAGCTCGACCGGCGGATACCTGGCGCCAGCCGTCGATGCGCCGCCGGCCGAGGACGACGCCCTAGACGATCTGGTTCACGACCTGATCGCGGGCATTACGGCGCTGCCGCTGGATCTCGTGCGGCCGCGTTGGCAAGTGAAGGTGCCGAAGCAACCTGAGCCGTCCGTCGACTGGTGCGCGTTCAGCGTCCAGGAGCAAGTGCCGGACGCCGGCCCCGCCATCCAGCACGACGGCACCGGCGACGGCCACGACACGTACATCCGGCACCAGGACATCGACGTGCCCTGCACGTTCTACGGGCCGCGCGCGAAGGGTTATGCGCAGCGGCTCGCCGACGGCCTCGCGATGCCGCAGAACCGCGAGCAGCTCCAACTGCAGGATATGGCATTCGTCGGCGTCGGCCCGATTCGGGCGGTGCCCGACTTGGTCAACCAGCAGTGGGTACGGCGCTACGACATGACCGTGACGCTGCGCCGCAAGATCACCCGGACCTATCTGGTCCTCAACCTCAAATCGGCCACCGTGGCGACGACGACCGACTCGTCGACGCCGGTGGCTGGCGTTTCGAACATCCACTCGTAGGGGACCAGCATGTCCAACGGATTGCCGGTATCGCGTCTGATCAACGTGTCGATCAACCTCGCCGCGCTGGCGGCGCAGGGCGCGAATTTGAACACCGGGCTGATTCTCGGCCCGTCGGCCATCATCGACACCAATGAGCGCGCGCGCTGGTACGGCGGCATTGCCGATGTGACGGCCGATTTCGGCACCAATACGCCTGAATACTACGCTGCTGCGCTGTACTTCAACCAACTGCCGCAGCCGCAACAGCTGATGATCGGCCGTTGGGCGAAGACGGCGACGTCCGGCTCCCTGCGCGGTGGCGTGCTGTCGGCTGCGCAGCAGGACATCGCCCTGTGGAAGGCTGTCACGACGGGCGCGTTCAGCATCACGATCGACGGCGCGGCAAAGTCGGTCACTGCCCTCGACTTCTCCGCGCAGACGAACCTCAACGGCGTTGCCACCGTCATCAACGCGAAGCTCACCGGTGCGACGATCGCCTGGACCGGCTCGCAGTTCGTCGTGACGTCGAACACGACCGGCACGAGCTCGAAGGTCGGTTATGCGACCGCGCCGGGCAGCGGTACCGACATCTCGACGATGCTGGGCCTGACCAGCAGTCTCGCTGGTGTGCCGGCGGACGGCATCGCGCCAGAGCAGCCCGTCGACGCGGCCGCGCTGTTCCTCGACCGCTTCTCGAACAAGTTCCTCGGTTTCGATTTCGCGGATGCTTCCATCACGGACGATCAGCACGTCGCGGTCGCGAACCTCACCGAGGCCGACCAGCGGCACATCTACGGCATCACGACGCAGAACCCGCAGGTGCTCGACTCGACCGTGTCGACCGACATCGCGAGCAAGCTGAAGGCGCTGAACCTGAAGTACACGATTCTGCAGTATTCGAGCTCGACGCCGTACGCGGTGTCGTCGCTGCTCGGCCGCCTGCTGACGGTGAACTTCGATGGCAACAACACGACGATCACCCTGATGTTCAAGCAGGAGCCGAGCGTCGTAGCCGAGCAGCTCACCAGCACGCAGGCAAACGCGCTGCAGGCGAAGAACTGCAACGTGTTCGTCGACTACAGCAACGACACGTCGATCATCCAGTACGGCGTGACGCCTAGCGGTCTGTTCGTCGACTCCGTCTACAACGCGATCTGGTTCCGCAACCGCATCGAGACGGACGTCTACAACCTGCTGTACCAGAGCCCGACGAAGATTCCGCAGACCGACGGGGGCAACGCGCAGATTGCGGCGACGATTGCGGCGGCCTGCGAGGCAGGCGTGAACAACGGGTATCTCGCGCCCGGCGTCTGGAACTCGGCAGGCTTCGGCGCGCTGAACCAGGGCGACACGCTCGCGAAGGGCTACTACGTTTACCAGCCGCCGATCGCGACGCAATCGCAGGCCGACCGCGAGGCACGCAAGTCGGTCACGTTCCAGGTCGCGGCGAAGGAAGCCGGCGCGATCCACAACGTCGACATCCTCGTCAACGTCAACCGCTAACAGGGGCACCTCAACATGACGACTTACAGCTTTCAGGACGTCGCGGCGACGCTCGTCGGCCCCGGCGGCGCGTTCTCGCTCGGCTACGGCGAAGCGACCGCGGAAGAAGGCATCACGATCGTGCGCGCCGGCGACAAGAACACGATGACGATCGGCTCGGACGGCGAGGGCATGCACAGCCTGCATGCCGACAAGTCCGGGCAGGTCACGCTGCGCTACCTCAAGACGGCACCGATCAACGCGAAGTTGATGGCGCTGTACGACGCGCAGTCGCTCGACAGCCGGCTGTGGGGCAAGAACCTCATCGAGGTTCGACAGACGGCGGCCGGCGATGTGACGACCGCGCGCAGCTGCGCGTTCAAGAAGGCGCCGGACCTGAAGTACGCGAAGGACGGCGACGTCGTCGAATGGGTATTCGACGCGATCAAGATCGACAACATCCTCGGCCAGTATTGAACATGGCGACTGAAATTCAACTCAACGGCGGCCGGTACGTGATCGGCAAGCTGAGCGCGATGCAGCAGTTCCACGTGTCGCGGCGCATCGCGCCGATCATCCCGCCGATGATCCCGGTGCTGATGAAGTTCTACGCCGAGCTCGAGCAAGCCGACGTTGCGCGCGAGCAAGCGCGCGCGAACGCTGCGCTCGCGGCGCTGGCCGAAGGCAAGGGGCCGAGCGAGGCCGCGGACGCCCCGGCGGCCGACAAGTCCCGCGAGATGCTGTCGATGGTCGACGCGATCGCACCGGTGCTGCAACCGTTCGCGGACGCGCTGGCAGGCTTGAAGGACGAAGACGCCGAATACGTCTTCGGCACGTGCCTGTCCGTTGTCGAGCGCTGGCAGGGCGCCAGCTGGGCGAAGGTGTGGAACATCGCCCACAAGACGTCGATGTTCGACGACATCGGCATCGACGTGATGCTGCCGCTCGTCGTGCGCGTCGTGGTGGCGAACCTCGGCCCTTTTATCAACGGGCTGCTTACCAGCCAAGCGAGCAGCCCGGCGGCGACGTAGGCTGGATCCGCACGCTGCCCGGCGGCGAGGATTGGCTGCTCGCGCCCGTACATGCGCAGATGTGCCGGTACGAGTCACTGCTCGACGGAACGCTCGGCCTTGCCGACGTCGCGCTGATGAACGATTCACTCGCCGTCCGGGCGGACAACGACGCGGCGTACCGCCGCAAGATGGAAAGAGAAAATGGCTGATTCGGTCGTTATCCGGGAATTCTTGGTAGCTCTTGGATTCCGAGTCGACGAGAAGGGCCTGAAGAACTTCAAGGAAGGCGTCGAAGGCACGACGAAGGGCGTCAAGCAGCTGATCGCGACGGTGTCTGGCGCCGCGCTCACCGTGAGCGCCGGCGTCGCGGCGTTCGCATCGAAGCTCGAGCGCCTCTACTTTGTGTCGCAGCGCACGGGCGCGTCGGCGGCCAATCTGCGCGGGTTCGAGTTCGCCGCGCGCAACATGGGCGTTTCAGCCGAGGCCGCGACAGGCACGATCGAGAACCTCGCGCGCTTTCTGCGCAACAACCCGGCCGGTGAGGGTTACCTTGCGACGCTGGGCGTGCAGACGCGCAAAGCAAACGGCGAGCTGCGCGACATGGTCGACATCATGTCGGACCTCGGCAAGTCGCTGGCCAACAAAGAGCCGTGGCTCGCGAGCCAGTACGGCAACATTCTCGGCATCGACGAGAACCTGATGCTCGCGATGCGCAACGGGGACTTCGAGAAGTTCCTGAAGCAGTACCGCGAGATGTCGAAAACGACGGGCCTCGACAAAGCCGCGGACGACTCGCACCGGTTCATGACGCAGTTGCGCGGGCTCGGCACGACGTTCGAGAACCTCGGCATCCGCGTCGAAGGCGCGATGCTGCAGAAGGTCGGGCCAAGTCTCGATCGCTTTCAGCGCTGGATGGACGACCACGGCGACGAGATCGCGAACAGAATCGCCGACATCGCGAGTGCCATCCTGAAAGTGGCCGAGGTTGCAGGGCCGGCGCTCGCAAAGCTGGCGGACACGTTCATTGCGCTCGATCACGCGACGGGCGGCTGGTCGACGAGGATCCTGTTGCTCGGCGTGGCGCTGAAGGCGCTCGGCGTTTTCAGGATCGCTGGCGGCATCCTGAAAATGGCAGGCGCGCTGCGCGCTGCGGGCGCTGCCACGACTGCAGCCACCGCTGCCGGCGGCGGCCTGCTCGCGGTACTCGGGAGTCTCGCTACAGCAGTTGCTGCAGTTGGCGCCGCATTCGCCGGCTGGAAGATCGGTGATGCGCTGCGCGACAAGGTGGATGGGCTGATTTCTCAGCTTTCTGGCGGGAAGTACCGGTCCCTATGGGATGCCCTGACGGGAACAGATCGTCGCAGCTTGGGCGCCACTGGCGGCTACACGCAGGCCGAGATCGATAGCGTGAAGGACGATGGGGGCGCGAAGCTGACGCCGCCGCGAGGCGCCGCTCCGGCTGCATCACCGTCGTCTGGAACGCCGGCGGCGTCAGGCGGCAGCAACCTGTCCGCGCCGGGTTTTATTGATCGCGTGCGCGCGGCCATTGCCGCAGCCAAGGAATCTGAGCGCAAGTATGGCGTACCGTGGCTGGTGACGTTCGCGCAGTGGGCTCTGGAGAGCGGGTTCGGTAGCAGCGGCCTGTCGAAGCGGAGCAACAACCCGTTCAGCATTCAGGCGACCAAGGGCCAGGACTTCGTGTTGGGCTTGGATCATCGCGCGGATGGCACGCCTTACCAGGCGAAGTTTCGGCGATTCAAGACGCTTGAGGATGCGTTTGACGCGCATGCGCAGTTGCTGGCGAAGGGCCGCCCGTACGCGAATGCTCGTCGACACATGGGCGATGCATTTTCATTCGCCGATGCGTTGACCGGTGTCTACGCGGAAGACCCTCAGTATGGGGCCAAGCTCAAGTCGATCATGACGCGAGCTCTGGGCAACAGCGAGTGGCTGGCGCAAGGGCCGCGCGCTCCGGCTGGCGCCATGAATTCGTCTGCATCGGGCGGTCCGACGAAGGTCGAGCTGCATCAATCCACGCAGATCCACGTGAACGGCTCGGGCGATCCTGCGGCGACCGGCCGCGCGGTCGAGCGCGAGCAGCGCGCGGTAAACGCCGACATGGTGCGCAACCTACAGGGGGTGATTGCATGATCCTCGACATGATCACGATCTCGCCGAAGAAGATCGGCAGCATCACGGTGCAGGTCGCGATCGAGGAGGTCTACAACGACGAGCTGATGATCACTGAGCATCCGGTCGAGCAAGGGGCGCAGATCAGCGATCATGCGTTCAAGCGTCAGCCGGATCTCTCGATGCAGTGCGGCTGGAGCAACGCCGATTACGAAGCGCTGCTCGGCGCGGCAGAGGCGACGTTCGACGGCGGCGGCCTGCCGTCGGCACAGTACATCAACGCGATCTACTCGCAGTTGCTGGCGCTGCAGCAGGCGCGTACGCCGGTCGATGTCACGACAAGCCGCCGGATCTACCAGAACATGCTCCTGCAGGGGCTGCGGCTCACAGTTGATGCGAAGACGTCGAATGCGTTGATCCTGACGGTGACGGCCAAGCAGATCAAGATCGTGTCGACGCAGGTCACGACGCTGCCGCCGCGCGAGAACCAGGCCGATCCGGCGTCGACGGCCGAGACCGGGAACGGTGGCACGAAGGCCGCCATGCCAGCGACGCCGGCGCCGGGCGGCGCGGTGCCGCCGGGGAGTATGTGATGCCGAGTTTCTTCGAGATTCCGTTTTCGCCGCGCCCGGAGCGCTTCACCGTGACGTTGAGCGGGACCGACTATCGCCTGACCGTCCAGTACCGCAAGGCTGGCGGTGCGGGGTGGGTGCTCGACATTGCAGACGCCTCGGACAACCCGCTGGTGTCAGGCATCCCGCTGGTGACCGGCGTCGACCTGCTCGCTCAGTACAAGCACCTGGGGTTCCAAGGGCGCCTGTGGGTGCAGGGCGCCGGTGATCCTGACGACGTTCCGACGTACGAAGATCTTGGCATCGGATCGCACGTTTTCTGGGTGACGGACCAATGAGCATTGAGCAGTTCGGCCGGAAGGTATCGCTGATCATCGGCTTCGACAGCGGAGAGGCTCTCGACCTGTCCGAGCTGCGGATCGTGTTCCGCGTGCAGCGCGGCGATCTGCAGACGCCGAACTCGGCGCGCATCCGCGTCTACAACGTGTCCGCCAATACGGCACGACGAGCCGGAAGTAAAGAATTCACGCGCGTCGTCTTGCAGGCCGGATACGAGGGCAACTATGGGATCATCTTCGACGGCTCGATCAAGCAGGTGCGTCGCGGGCGCGAGAGCCAGACCGACACGTACCTCGACATCACCGCGGCGGACGGCGACTCGGCCTACAACTTCGCCGTGGTCAACACGACGCTCGCGGCCGGGTCAACGCCCGCGGATCACGTGGCGGCAGTTTGCACCGCGATGAATCCATACGACGTGCGGCAGGGTTATCTGCCCGACTTGCCGTCGAACCCGCTGCCTCGAGGCAAGGTGATGTTCGGCATGGCGCGGGACTTCATGCGCTGGACCGCCCGCACCACGCAGACGGTCTGGAGCATCCAGGACGGAAAGGTCGTTATGGTGCCGGAGACGGCGTACATTCCTGGTGACGTCGCCAAGATCACATACGAGACAGGCATGGTCGGGCTGCCGCAGCAGACGGCGAACGGCATCGAGGTGAAGATGCTGCTGAACCCGAGCGTGAAGATCGGCCGGTTGATCTGGCTCGACAACGCCAGCATCCAGCGGTACGAGTACAGCTTGAACGTCGGTCAGCAGGCCGAGAATGAGCGGATCGAGATGCAGGCGAAGCTGCAGGACGATGGCTTCTACTACGTGATGCTGGCGGAGGTGAGCGGCGATACGCGCGGCCAAGAGTGGTACACGAGTGTGATCTGCTTGGCGGCCGACGTGACGGTGCTGCCCGATTCGTTCAGGGACAAGGCGGCGGTGCCAACCGCTGACGTGATCAAGCGGTTCGGTTAGCGGCCGTACGTCGGCAGCGCCTTGATGGTCATCGTCGTGTTGTCGCCGTTGCGCTTCACATCTGCGCGCGCGAGCACGTTGAGCGGCATCGATTTCGTCGGCATCGTCGGCACGATGATCACGGCGTCGCCGTCGATCGTTTCGCCCCAGCAGCCGATGTCCCACACACCGCGGTAGGACTCGTAGCGCCGCATGTTCTTCGCGTTCGCGAGCGGCAGGTCGCACTTCTTCCCCGTGTACAAGATGGTCGGGAATTCGTTCTCGACGGTCACGCCGACCTTCATGCCAGCAAACGGGTAGATGTAGGCGTCGTCAGCGACGGCGGCGAGCGGCGCGAGCAGCGCGGCGGTCAACAGCAGTTTTTTCATTTTCATCCCATGGATCGACGTGAAAGGGTGGGCGACCCGGAGGTCGCACTGCGTGAAGCGTTCGACGGCATGCGCGCGGGCGTCTGGACAGCACTGCCCGGCATCATCCAGTCGTTTGAAAGCGCCGCCGACCGGCCGCCGACTTGCAGCGTACAGCCGGCGATCAAGGCGCTCGTGCGCGGCATCGACGGCACGATCCAGAGCGTCGCGCTGCCGTTGCTGGTTGACTGCCCGGTCCAGTTCCCTGCTGGCGGGGATTGTACGTTGACGTTTCCGGTGGCGCCTGGCGACGAGTGCCTCGTCGTCTTCGCGTCGCGCTGCATCGACGCTTGGTGGCAGTCGGGCGGCGTGCAGGAGCAGGCTGAACTGCGCATGCACGACTTGTCAGACGGGTTCGTGCTGCTGGGCTTTCGATCGCGGCCGCGCGCGCTCGCCGGCGTGAGTGGCACCTCGACGCAGCTGCGCAGCGACGACGGCGCGACGTACATCGACCTGAACCCGACGCTGCAGAAGGTCAAGATCGTCGCGCCGGGCGGGTTCGACGTCGTCGCGCCGCTGTCGACCTTCTCGGCCGCGGTGACGATCACGGGCCTGCTGACGTTCGTCGGCGGCATGGTCGGTAGCGCGACGAGCGGCGCCGCCGCGGTGTTCAACGGCGTGATCCAGTATATCGGGCAGGTCTTCGCGAATGGCAAGCGCGTCGACGACACGCACACGCATCCGAACGGTGTGGGCGGAAACACCGGCCAGGTCAACTGAGATTCCCATGCGATACCGAAAACTCGACGCTGACGGCGATTATGTCTTCGGCGGGGGCGCGGCCGACTTCCTCGCGAACACGCCCGAGACGGTGGCACAGGCCGTTCTGACTCGGCTGCGCCTGCTGCGCGGCGAATGGTTCCTCGACACGACGGCCGGCATGCCGTGGGCGACTGACGTGCTCGGCAAGTATACGAGCGGCAAGTATGACGCTGCGATCCGCACGTGCATTCTCGGCACGCAAGGCGTGACCGAGCTCGTCAGCTACTCGAGCAGCGCTGATCCTGAGACGCGCGTGCTGACGGTCACCGCGACGATCAACACCACCTACGGCACTACCACGGTACAGGCGACATTGTGACTCTCACGACCATCGCACCCACCATCGACGCGAGCGGCATCACCGCGCCGACGTACGCTGACGTGCTCGCGTATCTGCAGGACCAGTACCGGTCGATCTACGGTGCCGACACGTACCTCGAGCCGGACAGCCAGGACGGCCAGATGCTCGGCGTGTTCGCAAAGGCGATCAGCGACGTCAACTCGGTCGCGATCGCAATCTACCGGTCGTTCAGCCCGGCGACAGCGCAGGAGGACGCGCTATCGAGCAACGTCAAGATCAACGGAATCGCGCGCAAGGTCGCATCGTACTCGAGCGCCGACCTGGTGTTGGTCGGCCAGGCCGGCAAGACGATCACGAACGGTGCGGCGAAAGATGGCAACGGCGTGCAGTGGTTGCTGCCAGCGACCGTGACGATCCCGCCGAGCGGGACGATCACCGTCACCGCTACGTGTGCGTCGATCGGCGACGTGTCCGCGCGCGCGGGCACGATCAACCAGATCGCAACACCTGCGCTCGGCTGGCAGTCGGTGACGAACCCGGCGGATGCCGCCGAGGGCGCGCCAG